TTCCATCTAGTGTTCCAGTGAATCCAAAACGATATTTTGCATCACAAAGTTTCGTCATTATAGATATTAATGACTTGGATTTAAATTGGTGTGCCTCATCTCCTACGACTACATTAAATCTGGAAAAATACTGCTTGGGCAATTTGTAAATACTTTGCCAGGTGGTAATAATAACTTGGGAATTAGTTTCTCGTTCCTTACCAGCATATATCTTGTGGCAGTATGAACCAACATCCCATCCATAATCTGCAAAATCTTTATACATTTGTTCTACAAGGGAAGTCGTTGGGACAACTATCAGAATATTTTGCTGTCTCTCAACGTAATATCTCACAACAGAATATATCATCAACGACTTTCCAGAAGCAGTTGGAGATATCAATAATTTTCGATTATGTCGCAAGGCGTCGTATACTCCCTCAACTTGATAGTCGCGTGGGGCGTGTTTACTAATAGCAGTCATATAATCCTTAACACCTTCCTTTGAGATTCCCTCATTGATCTCAAAGGGAAGTCCATAGAACTTATTGTCTGCAAATTCATATGTGTATTCGTGATCCTCACAGAATCGAATAATTCTGTCTAAGAGTCCAATATAAATCTCTCCAGTCTGTGTGTTAAATAGACGAATCTTTCCATCCCAGTACTTGTTTTTATACTGGGGACTGAATTTTGCATTAGGAACCTCAAATGTGAATTGATCTGCTAGTTCGTAATAAATGTGAGGTTCTGCTTTGATATACAGATATACTTCATTCTTTTTTGATATCACCAAATGAGACATTCATAAAGTATCAGTTATGAGTATTTATTTGGTAATAAAAAAGTTATTTTCTCCAAGTTTTGCCATTTGTACTCCAGTTTTAGTATCTCTTTCACCCATACCTAATTTTTTATAAATCCTACCTCTTTGTTCGGCACCCTCTTCATCACTTCTTTTCTTTTTTTTACCAGAAGAAGAAATTGCCGTTGGGGTGTTTGTTGCAATTCCTTTTTTCTCTTTCATTTTAGAAGCAACATCTTTAAGAGCACTAACAAATTGTCTTGCTCTTTGCCCTGGTTCCTTTACTTTTGATTTTGGAGAACCTACGGTAATATCGTGAACTTCCGTATCTTTTTTAGCACCAGTTTTATGTAATTGCTTTCTTAAAGATTTAACGTCAGTCTTTTCGCCTTCCTTATATTTTTGCTTTGATGTATGAGCTGCATATTCCGCAGGTGACTTATGACTTCTTACCCAAACGGGAACATCTTTTCCACTCTTTTCAACTTTAGGTTCTTGAATAGGACCTTTTCTTCTAAATCCAGCAACGGCAACATCCTTTCTCGCTTTACCTTCACTTCCAGGAATTGACATAGTTCCTGATTTTTTAGATGATGATATTTTTCTTAATTCTCTTGCTTCCTCTAAAAACTCTTTAAAAGTCTTCATCTTTATTGGTATTTTATTTTTATTTAGTTATACCCTGCTGTGAACTTCATAAACTCAATAGCATTTTTAATTTGATAAGTTCTATTAGAAACTGTCTTAATGATCTCTTCTAAAAACTTAAGCATAACATCATAATATCTTATCTTCAAGTCTATCTTGGATAGTCTCTCATCTGCACTCATATACCTCTGTATGGCGTCCTTTTCCCTTACCTTATACGGAAATGGATCCTCTACATAGACCTCTGCTGGTGCCTTTCCTGTGTAGTAGTTGTAACGTTCTAGACGCACTCTATTATAGGTTTCTCGTGCTTTCTCACGGAGAAGAGTAATTGTATTATAGAGAGTATAATATTTGGAATGTAGTTGAGGAATTTTGAGTGATTCATCGTGTAGGTTGTCAGGATCAATGACAGAATCTCTCTGCCACATCTCCTGAATTTCATCAAGATTCATAAGGGTTTATTGTCGTTTCCTAGGATATTGTACACAGTATACTTGAAAGATGCCTCTGCTGTAAAGTACTGGATATCATTCGGGGTTGCATCAAATTCTAGTGATGTTAAAGATACTGGGAATAAATCTTTAAATTTAACAACTGCCGTATTTCTAAAATTGCTATTCAAAATATACAAACTACCATCACTAAATGCTGACTTTTGGTCCCTTATTCCACTATCTGTTGTTGTTAGTTCTGTAAATTGTTCTGTTGTTTCTGGGAAACCAAGACCAGTTAACCAATTATGAACTGCCATATAATTTTCCATATTCTCATCAACTAGAAATCTAATTGATAAGTCACCATACGTTAATTTATCACCTGGTACATCAATATCTTTTAGATATGTTGGCTGTTGTACGACTTCTAAATTAATTTCCGGAATTCTTGCTGAGTTACAAAAAAATGCTACTTTGGGTTCCTTTGCCAAAGTAAATTTAAATCCAACAGGTGATAAAAAATTTCTATTGCCTATTTGATTGGCAAAAGGTGACACTGACATAATCTTTTATTTTTATTTAGATATAAAAAAAGGGATCCCGAAGGATCCCCCATAAGATTTGTGAGAAAGACTCACATCAAGTTAGTGACCTTGACTCTTCTGTAATAAACGTTAGAGTTTCTACGGAGAGTACCACTTTGATCAACCGCAGCACCTTGTGCGAATGGGTTAGCAACCATACCATAACGAGTCTTAAACCCGATTTTTGGTTGGAAGGTATTTTCTCCAACTGCACGAACCATTTGAAGAGGAACGTATGGGCAGTAGAAGATTCCTGCATCATAAGGAGATGAACCCTTGTATCCAACAGTGTAGTACTGGTTAGCAGATACGTTAGCAGCATAAGGATCGATATAGACCTTATACTTGCCTTGAAGAACACCTGCGAAGGTGTTGCCGGTGTCATCAACGTTAAGGTTTGCGTTGAGTGCTGGGGTGTAATCAAGAACACCTGCCATGGTGAGTGCCGAAGCAACGTCTGCCGAGCAGAGGATCATGTTACCCTTCCCTCTACGAGTTTGCTGTGCAATTGCGTTTGCATCACGCTCGATTTGGAAGATAAGTCCCTTGAACTTCTCAACTGACCAACGACCATTGGAGTCAACGTCAAGGTCAAAAGTACCAGCAGTAGCAACGTTTGCTTGAGCACCAGGAACAGCAACGTTATAGATGGTACGGATGACTTCACGGTTGATTTCTGCAAGAATCTCAGTTGACAAGATGTTTGCCAACTCAGCTTCTGCATTCAGACCGTGGATTGCCTTGAGGTCTTGTGCGAGTTCAAGTGAGTACTCAGCTTTGAGTGCTCTTGACTTTGCAGTAACGGTGACTTTCTCGATTGAGAATGCCATCTCGTTGAACTGCCCACCAGCACTGGTTCCAAGATCTTCAGAATTACCGGTGGTCATTCCTTCTCCTACGTTGTAGGCTGCAGAATCACCGGTTTGTGGGAATGTGCCGTCAAGAAGACCTGGGTTAGTTCCTCTTTGTGAGGTTGTACCAAGACCAACAGCGCCTTGTACGAAACCTGAAGTAAGGTTGCTGGAAGCATTTTGTCCGGAGAAAGCAGTATCTGCTTCGTTGTAGAATGCTTCAGTACCACCTTGGGTGTTGTACTTCGAACGCATTGCGAAGATAAGTCCGGTAGGACCGTTCATTGGTTGAACGCCTGCAAGGTCATATGCGACCAAGTTAGGCATTGAACGTCTGATCAATGAAATTAGAACTGGATCAAAACCAGCAACGGTTGAAGATGATGCTCCACTATATCCACCGGTTCCGGCAGAGTTGGTTGGTGCTTCTGAAAGGAACTCACGCTCTTCACGGAGTGTTCTTTCTTGGTTCTCCAGGAGAACTGCGGTTACCATTCTACGATGAGAATCTTTGATGTCTCCAAGACCCTGATGGTCTAGAAGAGGTGCCCACTTCTCCTGCAGATGTTCTGCATTGAACATTTGCATTTGTCTTTCCTCTTTAAAAAGTTAGTTTGATTTGTTTATGATTTAAAAATCACTTTTTCGAAACTCTATTCAGAGTCTGAAGATATGACTCCATCAGACCAGATACTGGTTGATAAACGGATTCAGTA